CTTTCTTCATTAGTTACTTCAGTAACAACAAATCCACTATCTGCATATGCTGAATTGATGTGTTCTATATCATCACACTCCCACATATAATAATCTTCATAGGGAAGTAGTCCTTTGTAGTCTTCATCGTCAGCACTTGTGCAACAATTAATTAATTCTTCCTGATCTTCTTCTAGCATTGCATCTACAAATTCTGCATCTACTGTTCCGATTACTGTTTCTCCGCCGTATCTGCCGGCTTCAATTCTAAAGATTCTTTTCGTCATATGTATTCTCCAAACTTATTTTACTATTATACACCCGCAGGTTAGTATTGTCAAGTATTTACTATTAAAATATATAGCCATAAAAAAAGGAAGAGCCTAAAAGACTCTTCCTTAAACTTATTTAATAAGTGATTATATAATAATCGGCTTATTGGAAAGTTAAGTTTTGAACTGCGATTTCACCAACGTAGTCAGCCGCGTTACCGAAAGATGATGCAGTGTTAGTTAACTCTACATATCCGTAACGTGTCATAAATGATACGACTGGTTCGAATGTTGATGGATCTAGTACAACTCCACTGCTCATTAATGGAATATATGGGCAATAGAAAGCCGCCGCATCAGTTTCAGATGAACCTTTGTATCCAACTAATACTGCTTGAGTATCAGGTGCATAAGAGTCAACGAAAACACGCATAGCGCCGTTCAACGTACCAACAAACTTAGTGTTAGTAGGAGCTTCAAAAGTTCCTTCAGTTGTACGTGCAAATGCTGATGTAGTTGCAGATTGTAATACAGTTAAGGCCGCAGAACTCACAACAGCCCAGTTACCTGCGCCTCTACGTGTTCTTTGAGCAATCAAGTTTGCAACTCTGTTGATTAATACAGCAAGTGCCGCATGTTCATCACCAACATAAGTAGCAGTACCTGATACCGCTGCCTGGTTATAAGTGAACTCAGTTGCCGCTAACGTTCTAAGAGATAGTAAAATCTCCTGATCGATTTCAGCAGTGATTTCTTGTGCTAAAGCAGCCATAATTTCTGCTTCAACATCGATGCCGTGCTGAGACTGTGCGTCCTGAGCGGCTTCGAATGTCCAACGTGCTTGTAACTTACGTGACTTGGCTTCAACTGCCTGTCTTAAGATTTGCACACTGATTTGTTTACCACCGTTACCTTCTAAAGTTGCTGTATCAGCACCAGTATATGAAGCGGCTGTCGCAGTTCCACTAGCAGTACGTGAGTATGCTTGTGCAATTTTGAATGGTGATAATGCTTCTTCACCAGCAGTTACCGAAGTAGCGGCTGCTGAGTTGTCAGTCAAAGACTGAGCATAACGTACACGTAATGTATGAATCTGTCCAACAGGACCAGTCATTGGCTGAACGCCGACTAGTTCGTTAGCAATAACAGTAGGCATAACCCTTCTGATTACTGGTAAGATAACACGGTTAAGTGTAGCAATATTTCCTGCAGAGGTACTACCTGCGGTAGCATTCTCATTTAAGAGACCTTTGCGAGTGTTTTCAAGGATAACACCCATTGTTGAGCGGCGAGTGCCTTTTAAGCCTTCAAGTAGGGCGTCTTTTGTTTCGTCCCAACGGCTTTCTAAGAGTACTTGTGACATGGTTATTTTCTCCTAAATTCTATGTCTAGTTTAAATTAAAGCCCTGCCAGGCGCTTAAGATCGATAACATTACTGTCATCTTCCCTAACTTGTTCTTTCTTGGCAGATTTATTACCTGTTTGTGCAGTCGAAACAGATTCAGTTAAAGGAGCCTTTTCAGACTTCTTAGAACTTCCTTCGTTCAATACTGCTGGTAAATACTTATCAAATGCGTTCTTCAGTTTTGGCGTCTGAACACTTTCTAATAAAGATCGCATTACTTGAGCCTTCTCTTTGTTCAAAGATGACACTAAATTGTCTAAAGTCTTTTCACGTTGAGTTGATTCTTTAATAATGTTAACTTCACGTTCTTTTGATTCAATGATTTGCGTTGCTTTCGCAAGTTTAGCCATTGACTCGGCTAGTTCTTGTTCTCTGTCATTTAATACAGAAACGATCTTACGTGTTTCAGCCTTATCATTAAGATAAGTTGTGCTGAATTCACCTGCGAATGTTTCAAATATCTTACGACCGAAGTTATTCTCCCTAGCAATTTGAATATCTTCTTTAAGTGTTGATAATTCACCTTTAAGATGAGATGCTACAGACTTACTCAATCTAGCGGCACTTTCAGAGATAAATTTCTCTTTCAGTTTCTCTAGTTGTGTGCGTCCTTCAGCAACTAACTTGACACGTTGTTCTACCACTGCTTGTCTATCCTGAGCAAATTCTTTGATCTCTCTAGCCAATGCATGAGTGATAAACTTTTGAAGTTTATCTTGGTTTTCCAACTGAATCTTACGATCTGCACGTAGTTCTTTAATTTCTTCTGCTAACTTAGTTACCATAAAGTTATTAAATTTCTTCGCACTTTCTTTAAGTTTCATTTTCGCTTTTACACGATCTTCGTTAATTGCAGTCTTCTCCTCGTGAAATTCTTTAATTTCTTCACTTAGAGAATCTGTAATCATCTTATCAAGGGCTTCAACCATCACACTTCTGTCATGTTCGTATCGTTGTGCGAATTCATTTCTGAGTTCACCACGAACTTGATCTTTAGCCTCGTTTAACTTAGTACTCCAAGTGCTTTCTAGTTCACTTGCAACGTCTTCGTTAATAAGACCTGAATCAATTAATGGTTTGATAGCATCTAACATGCTGTTTTCCCCTCTATTTTAGTCGATTTTTAAGTCTTTGATTAAACGAGTAACCTCGTCCTTCAAAAACCGTTCTACTTGTTTATTGCCTCTTGCTTCTCTTGCGACTTCTAAAACTTTATGTCCGTTGGTCATATTCATCAGACCCTCGTATATTGCTTTAGGATATGCATTAGGAGCACTTGGTTGGGCAACAATGTCTACAGTGATTATTTCAAAATCACTGACTTGGCCATCTAAATCGTTAACGTTTCCGCTACCTCTACTAGATACACCAAGTTTTACCCCGGACTCTAACATGGTCTGAACTAACTGACCCATCGGAGTTGGTAAAATCTTTAATTTGCCGTAACCATTCGGTCCATCCATCCACATATTAGTAATCATATGTGATACACGATCTAAGTTTATTTTTAAATCATCGGGATGGTCAACTTCACCTAATACAGAATTACCTTCTTGTATTTGATCATTGAGTGTGTCTACGGCTGTTTTGATTTCAGAAACGGGGTAAACACGTTCGTTTGCGTTTTTTACCCCTCCCTGAATGAAGATACCCTTCATATAAAGAGTCTTCAAATTAGAATCACCTTCTTTTACCGATTCAACCATCATTTCTGCACGGTCGAATGATAAGTGTTCTTTAAGATACAAAGCCATTTGTATCAGTCCTTAATCTATTACAGATTTAGTGTTAGTACCTTCACCCTGTGATGTCACGGGCTTTGGTGCGGCACTAAGTTTTGGTCCCTTGTTGTTTCCAGGAACGTTTTGGAATGAAGAAGCGCCTTCTACGTCTTTAGCAGTCGGAGCAGTACGTCCTTTTTCATCACTACCTTTGTCAAAGTCAACTGGGTGTGAGTCCATTCCTTTTTGACCTGAGTTTGCAGTTACTGGGGACTTAGTGTTACTACCGTTGTCTCCCATATGTGCTGTTACTTTAGGAAGATTAATTGCTTCAGCAACTACTTCTTCGTCATCAACAGATACATCTACGTCTACTTCTTGGTCTTGTATTTCGTCTTCGATGTCATGCAAGTCTGCATCCATCTCGTCATCACGGCCTTTTAATTCGTCTTCGTCTGCCATGATTGCTTCAAACTCGTCTAATAATGTGTCAAGTTTGTCTTCGATTCTTACAACTGCATCTTCTACTTCTTCAGATGAGTTTGCTTCGATATCAAGTGTTGCATCTACATCGTCATCACCTTCAATATCAAAGACTTCTTCAGAATCAATATCAATTTCTTCTTCTTCGCCTTCAGCAACACCAGATTCTTCTGCTTGGATCTCGTCCATCAGATCACCTGTTTGACCACCAGCGCCTTCTTCAAGGTCATCCGGGTCAGTGTTTTCGTCTTCCATGATTGACTCATAGATTTCTTTTGATTTCTCAACAACGATGTTGTGGAACAGTTCTTTCGCCTGTTCTTCGTCTTCATTGATAATGAGATCGATTAATTGTTCAAATTTCTTATTTTCCATTTCCATTTTCTCCTGATATAATAAGTTATGGCTTTGTAGAGATATTTAGTGTGTAGTAATAAAAAGTACTATTTAAGTACTACTTTTTTGCGTTTTTAAGGATTTTTAGTTAAAAACAGGTAAAACTAACAATTTACCGAACGGTAATGTTAAAGACTTGGACCGGCTTCTGCTTCTGGTTTAGCACCGTATTGATTTCTAACTTTAGTTAAATGCTTTGCTTTTTCATAATTTCTTACGTCTAACATTTTACGTAATTTTCTGATTTGACTTAGTGTAAGTTTAGTCTTCCTAGATGTTCTCCATATAGGTTTAGAGTTGTCATCTCCAACATCTTGGAATCCGGGTACTGCCGCATCAAACATTTCATTTAATTTCATAAGAGTATTTATCTTTTGTTAAGATACCGGACCAACTTCGCCTGCGCCTTCAGCAGAGCCTGCCGCAGTTGATGCTTGACCGCCTACTGGACCTGCAACATCTAAGTCACCTAAGTCATCTAAGTTTTCTTGGTCTTCAATTTCGTCATTAGTATCAATGTCTGCATCAAAGTCTCCTGTAGATACTCCGATGTTTCTAAGATCAGAGCCTGATGGATCTGCGTCTTGTGCTTCAGTATTTTCTTCGCCCCAAAGTTTTTCATTCTTGTTGATTTCTTCTTCAGTCAATCCTAAGAATCTTTCTAATGCGAAACGTTTAGAGATATAAGGGAATGCTTCCATACCCTGAAATGTACTGACTCTTGCTGTGTCTAGTTCACTCTGACGATATGCGGCAAAGTTTTGTGGGGGATTAAAAGTGATATCAAACATTTGAGTATCAATGTTAAAGCCTCTCCAACGCAAGAATAGTTTAAATTCGTCATCAAGTTTCTGACAAACATAGTTCTGTAGTCTTTCACAGTACTGATTGAATCTAAATTCTTGTATCATAGCAGTACCAACACGTCCGTCATTTAGAGGTGTTGTGTTGTCATCAGGACCTGTGGGTAAGTATGAACTAGGTACACGCAGTCCTCTTGCTAATCTGTTATTAAAGTATTTCAAGTCATCAATCTCACCTAAGTTCTGTCCACCTGGGAGAACTTCGATAGATGATCCTCTACCTTCTGATGTAACTGGGAAGAAGTAATCTTCATTCATTGACAGTGGATTATATGTAGCATCTACTTTTGATTCTCCGCCATGAATACTTGGAATACGTCTTTGATGTATCTCGTTTTTAATTCTGTCTACGAATGCCATTGCTAAGTGACTAGGCATGTTACCTACGTCAATCTTAAACATTCTACGTTCTGGCGCACGTTGTACACGATAGATTAAGATAGCATCTTCTAATAGTTCTTTCTGTTTATATACTTTAAAGATGTTCTCTAAGATTGATTGTCCGAAAGGCCAGAAACGATCTAAGCCTTCTGTTAGTGACAAGTGAACAACATGATTAGAATCGATTGCTGATTCTGCTTGTCCTAATGTAAATCTACTACCTGATGTGTTGTATGGCATAGATGGGACAGTATATCCGCCTCCACCTGCTCCGCCACCGCCACCAGTACCACCTAATCCTGTTGTTGGGTTAGCGGCAAAATCTGTGTTTGTTTTCTGTGCAACTGTTAAGTTCTGTAAGTTAATGTTTAAGTCTTTAATAACATATTGCTCAGGAAGTTTACCTTCACTCTCATTAACAATAACTTTAATGACTTTAACCATGTCAACCCAGTAGAGTTTAAAGTTCTCTGGGTCTCTTACAAAGACTTGATCTCCGTACTTAATGACATTTCTGAACATCTTAAACATACGAGTATCAAACTCATTTAACTTACACCATTGCTGTAACTGTTTAGATAGTAAGTCCATCTCATGTGGAGTGGGTTCATCTCTAAACTCAAAGTTAAACGGTGTCTTGTTGTGATCGTTCTTTTGTGTACTGAATTCTGCAATGATATCTAAACATGCATTAATCTCAGCATCAACATCCATCATCTCATACTGATTGTATCTTTCTATTCTGTTAGGATGTCCTGTGTAAACTTCAGGAAGTCTACTCATGTAATTCTTGTAACCGAAATCAGTGTTTGAGTAACCTGCTTCTGAGGCTCCTACGCCGTTCCAAGATCCGGAATTGCTGTTGCCCCCTGATATAGGACTTGATACTCCGCTCTTGTTTAAAAATTTCTTTGTATATGCCATATGATATCGGTTCTCTTTGTACTATGTATTTAGTTAAACACTAGAGTAAGTTGCAATTTTTTGGGTACCGTCTGCTGTCTCTGTTGTCGCATTGTCAATCCTAGCCAGTTTCGCAATCTGCTGTTCTTGCAGTGCTAGACTACGTTTTTCATATTCAGTCATTTCTCCTGCCTCAGGCGCAGTTTGGGCGAATTGCTCTTGTCTAAACTCATCTACAGATTGTGCTTCTTCAACTGGCTCCGGCTCAATATCAACTTGAGGAGCATTTAGAAGGCCAGATTGATCCATAGCCATTCGATTATTTTTAGTTTCTTCGATACTTGCAAGGTATTTCTCAGCCTGCCCCATCATACTTTCACTAGCATCTTTACCTTTGTATTTACCAGTGTCTAGTACTTCTCGGTATTGATCTTCTTTTGCCAGCATCTGATTTTCAGCAGAAGTTTTCATTTCTGCCATTTTCTCAGCACGAATTTTTTCATTCTGAGCAATCTCTGCTTTACCTTCGTCTGAATCTGCCCAATCAACGAATTCACGTGTAGCCTCATTCATTGGCTCATCGGTTACTGTCTTTTTAATTGCAGGTGAATCTATAAGAGTTGCAACTTTCTCATTTGAAACTTGAACTTCTTTTAAAATATCATCTGTAGAAAGTCGTGTTTCAACTTTTTCTAATGCATCCGCTGTAGGGATTCCTGTTGGTGATGCATCTGCTAACAGATTTTGTTGAACTTGTGATGCTTCTAATAGTTTGGCTGTATCTATCTTTGAAGCGGGAGAACCACTTCCAGTATCATTAAGTGCATTAGCAATAACTTCAGATGTAATTTGTTTGTTAATCGATTCTTCTTTTGCTTTTACTACTGCGATTCTTTTGCTGTCTGCTTCTGCTTGTTTTTCTGCATCGTTTTTTGCTGTTGCTTTTAAATCTGCTTCAAATATCTTGGCTAGATTTTCAGGAGACATGTCTAGTGTTCTGCCGGACACTTCACCTGGCTCTTTAACCTCTGCTACATCTTTTTCTTTTTTATCTTTTGCTTCGTCTTTTTCATCTTTTGCTTTAAGTAAATCTAACTGTTGTTGTACTAGTTCCGTATCTTTTTCACTTAAATCATTATCTCGTAGCATAGCCTCAAGCATATCGGTTTCTAATTTACCTGCATCTCTCATTTGTGCTAACTTTTCAAAGTTTACTTCACTGTCTTGGAGCCACCCGTTTTTAGTGTATAGTCCATTTTCTTCTATCTTATCAGTAGTAAGTTTTGATAATCTTCTTTCTTCTGCGTTACGTTTTTCCGTTTGTTCTTCAATTGTCCTACGTAATTCGGTATATTCGTCTTGTTCTTCCTTAGACATAAGTTGAAATTCAGCATCACTTTTCAATGTTGCATCTAGGTCGTCAGGAGACAACATTTCCCCAACCATACCGCCGCCTTTGGATCCACCGTATGCTCCTAAGGCTCCACCGATAATACCACCAATTGCTGTTCCGATAAATGGAACAATAGAGCCTATGGCTGCACCTGCGGCTGCACCTGCAAGGGCACCACCGGCGCCCCCGACTCCTGTGCCGGCTCCTTTTCTATTGGCTTGTTTAGTATCTATTTCATGTTGTTCTTTAGCACGTTGTTTCTCGGCTGCATCGGCATTTTCATCAAGCAATGTAGCATTAAGTGTACTATCTGCTTGATCTCGTCCTTCACTTGCTTGAGCATAACCGCCATATATAGCCATTCCTGCGGCTAGTGGTGCGGCAAATTTAGTTGCACCTTTTGTTAAGAATTTTCTTGCGGCTCCACCTGCTCCGCCTTTTTTGCCTCCACCCAACAGCATATCTACTATGCCACCTGAGCCTGACATGCCATATAAAGCCGTTGCGGCAACGCCGGCGGCTGTTGTTAATCCGGCCATCGCCAGAGTGCCTAATCCTAATGCACCTGTAAATGGATTCATACTATTCAAAAAGTCATCTGCGGCTGTTCTAACATTAGTTTCAACTACTTGTAGTTCAGCGGCTAAATCTTTTTGTT